ATTTAAAATATTTTGTGTTCCTGTTGCTGCTCTTGCTTGTTCTCTTGTTAATGTATTAGGAGAAGGAGTAACAACTAATTCACTATTAAATACTACAGTTGATTTAGTAAAAAACTTTTGTGGTTTTTTAGTTAATTCTTTATTAATACTATCTGGTACTAAATATCCCTGAAGGGTTAAACCAAAATCAGTTTTAACAATCCTATTATCTCCTTGATTTAATTCCGTAGTATTACTAAAAGTATCTATTTTTGCATTAAATTTAAATTTTTCTGCATCACCCCAATATGAATCTGATGTGTAATTAATCATTTCTATTAATTTATTCATTTGTGCTATATAATCACACCATATAGTACATGTATAAGTTAATTTAACAAAATCTGGTACTACTACAGTGTGTAATTCTTTTTGTGGTGTTCTATTTTGTAGTACTGAAAAATTATCATATTGGTTTCTTTTAGTGAATCTTTCTTGAAATATGTAATATAGTTGGGGATTATTTCCATCTAATTTATTTCCAAGATCTCGTCTTTTTTCAACATTATCCCTTTTAAACATTATAAGAGGAACTTGTATTTTCCCTTCTTTGTCCCTATAATAACCATCTTTTTGAACTGATTTCCATCTTTCCGGTGCACCATAAATTATAGGTACATTAGTTCTATTTCCATTTATTATAACAGAGGGTTTAATAATTTCATTAAAATAATACATTATTGCCTCATCATGATCTTGTAGACCAATAGAAACATCTTTTACATTATCATTTATACGAGAAGTTATAGTAGCTCTATTTATATTAGCCCTTGTTTCTGGTGGAGGAGCACTAGAAATTTGAATATTAGATGATATATTTTCACGTAAACGATCATACCCACTTGCCGGTATTGGTCTTCTTGGATTTATTTGTTTTCTATCTGCCATGTTATCCTAATAAATTTGCTATTCCACCATCTAATTTTTGAGTTTCGGGGTATTTACCTTCTCTTAAAGGTATTAAATTTAATTTTTCTACTCTTGAAATATGAGTATTTAATAATATTGAAAAACTCTTACCAAAGTCTATAGTTTCCTTTGCTATGGCATAATCAGGATCTTTACCTAATATAAATTGGTTTTCAACTCTTTCATCTACTTCATAGAAATTATTTTTAAATAATAATAAATCTCCTATTTCAGGGACTAAATTAATATTTTTAAGTGATTCTTTTAAAAATCTAAAACTAATAGTTTGATTAATATCAGATCCAAAATTATCTGATGACCAGGATTGATCCTGTTTATCTATTAAACATGCTATTTTTATTGGTTCAAAATATTGTTTTCCGGGTGCTTCACCATAAACGTTTATTTTAGTTTGTTCCAAAGCAAACTTATAATAGGCAACCTCAGTTTGAATAATATCATTAATTAGTTCTTTATTCAAATTATGAAAAAGTGATATATCTCTTGATCCTCCAAATAATGCCATTATAATCTTTTTAGTGTTTCTTCTTTAAATTTTACTGATTTTACACCAGGTATTCTTAAATCATTTTTAGACATATCCGATGTTAACATATCTTCTTTAAATTGTCCTAAATCTATTTTGGGGTCTTCTCTAGTAACAAATTTAATTTTTAATTTATGATATTCTATTTTATCTCTTTGAGGATAATCCTCGGGAGTAATATTATTAACAATAGTTACTTTTCTTAATGCTCTAATTTCATCTAATACATCAGTAATATT